GATGATTTCGAGAAATCAGTGGGCATGCGGAAACGATCCTGCACACGGTTGTAGTCGATCGGTTCCTCGGCATCAGCACTGTGGTATTTCGCCGTAACAGCCCAGTGCAAATTGCTGTACGTCATGAGGTTGCTGATCTGTATCGGCTTGACGGTGATGCATTCCACCTCATATGTGATGAGATGAGGGAGCGCGACAAGATCAGTCTTCTGATCTGAGAACGTCCTGACGTCTTCATACTTTCTCTTGATCAGTTCACCACTCTCGTCGCATTCATCTTGCGGAGCATTGCTTGCTGGATTCATGCATGGGATGATGCTCACTCTGTAAATGGTGTATCCTGTCTCGCTGGCCTGTTGAATGCCTCTTGCCAACGCACCACCAGCCTCGTAGGACTTGGGGACATTGTTGACCGAGGCCAAAATGAGCTCAGTGAGTTCGGAGATCTTCTTCTCCCCCTGATTCATCAGATGTGTTCCACCGCTCGGGACGATGGACTTGATGCTCGAACTGGCTTGCGACACACGTCTCACCGCTCCTGCGCCCAGACTCATGGCACTACGTGCAGCATAGCTGAAGAGGCCTCTCATCGCCCCCCCAATTATTGTTCCTGGGCTCTGGTAAGCATGTGGTGGCAGTTCGTAGTCACCTCTCACTCTGTGCCACGACGCTTCTGAATCAGTTGATACAGAGGCGTCTGTGGATGAGTCATCATCGTCGGGAGCGTCTGTGGATGAACCATCATTGCCGCCCGTGCCTTCATCATTTCCCCTTTTCGGAAGAAGGTTCTTCAACAGCGTGCTCGTCAGCATGTTGACCGGGGTAATGAATGGCAGATCGTTTCGCTTGTATTCGCCCCACTCCACGTCACACCTACGTAGGAACTGGGTTGGAACCAAGCTGGAGAAGTCATCTACTTGTGTTGCGAAGAAGAAATTCTTGCATGACAACTCTGCGTTTGAGTAGATTTTCTGTGTGGACTTCACCACCTCTTTCTTCTTCTCCTCCGCAACGTCCTTTTTCGCTTGGACTTCAGCGACGACCAGCTGGGCGGCTTCACGCAGTTCCACGACTGCGCTCTTCTTGCCCTTGCCCTTGCTGTGGTGCTGCTTCGGTGGCATATCGTCACCCTCTGTGATCTCACCATGGCTTGACCCAATGCTACTGAACCGCGCGTTTCTGCAGTAGTACAGTTGTGAGAAGTGGATCTCGATAGCCTCGAGCACCCGTCGTCGCAGCGTCATGTCCCACACCAAGACATGTGCTGCTTCAACTGCGTAGTTCTCAGTAAAATCTACGCACGGAACGGAGAAGGCTGCCTGTTCGGCATTGTGGCGTTGGAGGGCGAATATTAGCCCCTCAATGAATTCGCGCACTTCTTCCGTAGGTTCGCACTCAAGCTCAGCGTAATGGTCACCCTCACGTGAACGCTTCCAGGAGGGAAGATCATCCATGTTTGTGGCTTCACCATTCACGCCATTGAGCTGTGCGTGAAGGTCGTCCTTGTTTGTTGCTTCGCCATTCACGCCATTGAGTTTCGCGTATTCCCAACCGCCCACCACGCGCCACGTGGTTGGCATTTGGCAAGTGAGCATGAGGTCCAGGGCGGCTTCTATGGGCATGCTCTTTACCACATCGCGAGCCTTGATCAGATCC